TCATCTGCTGATGTTCCTTGAGCATATATCTCTTTGTTAAGTATGCCTTGCTCTCCTAAATGAGCAAGAGCAGGCCAATAATAATCGTATCTAGTTTGATAACTAAACTCTCTAGGTAAACCTTGGCCATATGTTAGATCAGAATAGACACATGCCATGCCAAGTATACAACCATGTTCTGTGAATGATTTTGAAAATCTATGATCACTAAATCCAACAGTTCCATAAGAGGCCATATTTCCTTGAGGAGTTGTTGTATCAGTTGAACTAGTTTGAGGTATAGGAGTAACAGTAATAGGGGATCTTCTTCCTCCGAGATACTCTGGACGATCAAGTCTTGCGTCTCCTGTTTCTACTCCAAAATGTGAATAAATTAATTCTTTATAACGTGTACCACCTCTATTATCTCTTTCAAGTAAGGATTGAACTTGAAATGCTTCTCTTAGTTGATTAATAGTAGCTGATGTTGCATCAGATAGATCAGCATATAATGGACTTTGACCTGATACAGCTCCACCTAAGACAACTGGTGTAGTTCCAGATGGAACATACATAATATTTTGATTAGTAGATGAAGTTTTTACAGTAGGAGTAGTATCTCCAGCACCATCATAAGCAACAGGTGCTGAAGTTCCAAGAGGTAAATCTACTGCGTCACCTTTTTGTGGTGTAGGAAGGGCGCTTGTAAAATAATCATGAGTTTTACCTTTTTTTAGTAATACATAATTACTTGCTGTGTCTGGGCCATCACCTTTGTCAACAGTTACACTGTCTTGTAAATTTTGGTCTCTAAACCACTGGTTCCATACTAAATTGTAGGCTCTACCAGCCCAATTATTAAAATTAAGACTGACACCAACAGGTACATTAAAATAGTCAAATAAATCTCCACTTGATACAGAATGTGATTGAATTTGTGGTACTAAATAATCAATAGATGAATCTGGGTTAGGGTCTCTTTCGCCCATAAATCGTTGCCAATTAGTCCACAGCAAACGATAAGGTACAAAGAAGAAGTAAGTTTGAATTTTTAAATTATCTATGAATGGGTGAATTGGTGTTGCAAGTCTACCAAATCCATGTGCATTCATTTGAAAGGTATCACCCGGCATTACATTATCGAAATATATGGGATATAAATAATTTGCATCTATTGTAGTTTTTAATCCATGTGAACGATTAAAGACCGATCTTTGAATATTAGCTTTCGGTGCTCTTGAAAAGTCTTTTGTAATTGTTGAAGGTAATCTTCCTGTTGGGCCAAATGATACCATTTTGTTTTACTCCTTATTGTCTTTATTGATTAAGTCCATAAGAGCAATTACTACTTCGGCTTCTAAATCTAGTATTGAACCATCAGAATTATCGAAGTACCCAATATGTGTTAAGGCAAAATTATCAGGGAATTTAGCATATGGACTGTTAGGGTTATTTTGAATTAGATCTTGTATTCGTCTAATTGCAGTACCTTTGTTTTTTTCAACAAAAGGTGGTTCGTAATGATTAGCTACATTATCAAATATTGAAAATATATAATCGTTAAGTTCTATGTTTTGTTTTGACATTCTTTTTCTCCATTAATGTATGGAGAAATAGTTTCATAATATATAATATATGTCAAATATTATTTCTAATAGTTTTTTCGAGTTTAATATGTTGTAATTTTTCTTTTACACTTAAACGGTCATTAGGAAAGCGTCTAAGTACGGGATCTGGTGTTTCTTCACGCCTTTTTTCTTTTATTTTGTCGTATAATGTTTTATTAGTTTCTTCCAATAATTTATCGTAATAACGAGGGGGTTTTATGTAAAATGTGCCGTTATCAGTACGCACACTAACACGGTCATTATTATGACAATCGGACAAACCGTATTTACTATACCATCTGTAGCCGATTGCGTTTTTTTTTCCTCTAGACATTGTAGCATATTCTGGTGTAACACCTTCATAATGTTCCTCTTGTTGTTTTCCATTAATTTTTTTCATTACATATCTAGCTACATAGCTAGCTGATTCATAAGTTACGTTTCCAATTAAACTATTTCCATGTGGCCATAATTTTTCTAAAATTTCTGATCTATATAAATTTTTAGATTTGTCTTTACCTTTATACCAGACGTATTTATCTGGGAAATCATATCCGAAGAGTAGGGCATGATAATGTGGTCTATTGTTTAATTCTCCATATTCTCCACAGTGATAATATGAAATATCTTTAGTTGTAAAATAACAATGTTTTTTTATATACTTTCTTAATCGTTTCATAAAGTTTTGAAAGTCTTTTACATTTAATGAATATATATCTTGTTTATCTTTATCTGAATAATTGTTTTGTCTACCGACTAATCCAGCTTCGCTGAATGTTAATGTTAAAAAGCTGCTGCTTTTATGCATCATTGCTTCATGTGTGCATCTTACTGCCCATTCTCTAGCTTTTGCTAATCTACAACCAGCACATTGACCACAATCAATGTTAAATGGTTTTGTTATTGAATAGGCTGATGTAGTAGGGGGAGGATTAAATACAATCCTCCGTTTTGTTGGGTCATTTTCTTGTGGGACACTATATACAACCATAGGGTTGAAACAGGTCATTATAATCTATAACCACCACGCATTGGTTTAGCGTAATTTTTTCTGTTTATTTTTCTTGCAGTTCTTCTGAAGATTTTTTTTGAGTTTCTTCTTCTCATTTTATATCTCATTGCCATACTTTAAGCTCCTTTTTTTTAGTTTGGTGTCAGTCAGCACAGTTAAGAACAAGTGATAACTGTGCTAAGCGGAATCTGCCGAAGCAGATTCCTTTTCCTCTACATCAACGGAGGAAACCTTTTCTTTGACCTGATCAACTATTTTAGCAGTTGCCAGACCTAACTTTACAAGTTCGTCATAATTACTTTCATTACTTGCAAAGTTGAAGAATTCACTAGGTGAATTATTGAATTTTTTTCTAACGTCAGAAGGGATTGTTTGAAAAGCATCTTTGGCTTGTTCAATTTGATCTATTGCGTCAGCTAGATCTCTTACTTGCGTGAAATCATTATATTGAGCAGGGTTACTATTGATTGAATCAAAAAACCCTTGACTGTCATACTTACGTATTTTGTTTATTATTTGCGACTCTTCTGCAAATTGTTGTTCAGTTAAGCTCTCGCCTTTGGTTTCAAAGGAAACTCTCAACTGAGGTGAGTAATGTGTTCTAAATGGTATTACTTTTTTTGTTGTCATTATCTTGCTCCATAAAGTGAAGGTATTGAAAGTGGATTAAAAGCTCTCCAATCTTTCCACATTTTTTCAATTGCAGTATCTGGATTATTAGTAAATTGATTAACCTTTGATCCTAGTTTTCCGATTTGATCATAGACAAATCTACTAAAAGAAACTTTTTTATCGTTTGGTAAATTTTCCCATAAATAAGTGCCAACTACGTTTTCAACACGAGCAGTTAGCACTTTTGGAGGATAACCGATTTTTTTAAAGTAATTGAATTCAAATTGACTCATTGAATTTGCAATTCGTTTAGCAGTATAAGTGGCTCTTTCAGTTTGTTGTTTTAATTGTTCTGTATGTGCTTGTTCTTCAAGCATTTTTGTTTTTGCAGAGTTAACTTTAACAGTACTACCATGAACCTTAGCTTGTTCATTACTATTATTAGTATTAGATTCTAAATTTCTAATTTGCGCAGCAGTACTTGCATTTTTAATTGCATTAGAACCAACTTTTGATAAATCTTTAGATGGAAAACCTGCTCCTGTAGGTGTTGAAGCACCACCTAATTTAGTAACCATAAGAGGATTTATTCCTGCTTGACGCATGTCAGCCATTGCTCTTTGATAAGCAGTATTGGACATTCTCTCTTGAAAGTCCATTTGCCTTCTAGCAGTTTTTTTATCTCTTTGATAGTTGATTGTGGAACCAATAAGATCGCCTAAAAACGATCCTCCTTCTCCTTTCATGAAATCTGAGAATCCCATTAGAATCTACTTAATGATAATGGAGTACCATAGGTAGGCATTGGTCGCGCAGTTTTAAGATCAAAATACATATCTAGCAATAATTGAGGTTCAGTGTTAATAGCTATGACTCTATCGACTGGGGAATTCTCCTCTATGAACGAGGCATTTAAGCTCGGTAATGAAGAAAAGTCTTGAGCAAGATGCCAAGAGTCAAGCGAACCAGAAACATTTGATCTCATTTTACCAGTGATCATTGAAGTTTTATATCTATATTCAGCATATATCTCTTGATAACCAAATACGTTATCATCTGCTGATGTTCCTTGAGCATATATCTCTTTGTTAAGTATGCCTTGCTCTCCTAAATGAGCAAGAGCAGGCCAATAATAATCGTATCTAGTTTGATAACTAAACTCTCTAGGTAAACCT